GAAAAGGCTACCCTAAATGTGTACCTTTAGCTCGTGCTAGAACTATGAGTAAAGCTCAAAAGAAATCTGCTGTTCGTAGAAAACGAGCAGTAAGACAAGGAGTGAGAGGTAAACCAACAAATGTTCGAACAATCGCCAAAAGAAAAACTAGAAGAGGTAAGAGATAAAGAACGTCAGTTTGCTGACTGGGCTTTACAAAGAATATCTCAGGGTGAGTTTCGGGAAAATTATTATAATCTATTAAAACAATACGAGGAAGAAAATGGTAGAATGGTTAAAGATTAAATGGACACAATTTGTGAACATTGTCTCAGGTCAAGATAAAAACTGGGACGGCCAAGTGGACATCAAAGATAAAATGATGGAAGCCGAAGAAAAAGCTAAAAGCTAAAATTCATTAGCTAAGTCATATAAGGACTAGCATGAACAGAAAAGAAATCATACACGAAATACTAGGAGTGGTAAATTTATCACGACAGTTTCGTTATGCTCTTGAAAACAAAATAATGTGGGGACAAGAGCTTAGAGAGTTACTCAACTCTCCTCACCAAAATCAAGAATTATTAAAAACTCATTTAAAAAATGGGACGGAACAGGGGTAACTCTGTTTAGGAAAAGAAAATGGCAAGACAAGGCGGATTTCTTAGCGGACCAAGTGTACATGGTACATCAAAGTTAGCTAAACATAAATTAAAGCGTGGTGTCACTAGAGACATGAACGCAGCAGCTGGAAACTTTGTGAACACAAAGACTCCTATGTCCACTCCTGGTGGATTCTACGGAGCTGCACCGAAAGCAATCGGACCAAGATTCGGCAAAACTACTAACCCAAAAAGGGCTAGATTTGGTAAAAAAGGTGCAGGTCGAATACTACGCAGAAGATAAACATTATTCATAAAGACTTTCATGAATTTATGAAAGCAGGACGACTTAATAAAGTCGTGGACTTATTGCACAATGGCACTGACGACAAGCGAAAAAGCAAGACTAAAAAGGGCAGGACTAAGCGGACTAAATAAACCAAAAAGAACTCCCAAGCACCGAACTAAAAAAGCTGTAGTAGCTGTACGAGTTGGTGGCAAAGTGAAAATAATACGCTTTGGAGCGCAAGGCATGGGACATAATTATAGTCCTGAAGCACGACGCAGTTTCAAAGCACGACACGGAAGAAATATCAAAAAAGGTAAATCTTCCGCAGCCTATTGGGCAAACAAAGTATTTTGGGCAGGTAAAGGTGGTTCAAAGAAAAGACCACCTAGCTCCCAGAAAAGAAGATTTGGAAGTAAACGAAGGAAAAGATGACAGTACCAAAAGTAATAGATCGAAGAGCAGTATGGCTAGAAGGATTATCCTTGCATGCCGCAGAAGTGTTGAAGAAACTTCAAACACGACAAGTGAATGGAATAACTCCAACTGATGCTGAAACTGATATTATTGACTTATGTGGTGGATACTTATATCTTCTACAGCTTGCAAAAGAACACGGACTCTTTGACTCCGACGATCCCTTTAACCTATTTGAAAAAGAGACCTTACATTGATTGAAATAAGTCGTTCTGATGTAGTGCAAGACTACTTAATGGACATGAACCCAGAAACTCGTTTTATTAAATTACCTATTGAAGGGTATCTTGATTTACTCAATGTCACACCAAACACTTCCCAGACTGCAATTATTAATGCAATCAACAATCCTAAATATCGTTTTGTCTGCGCAGCAGTATCACGACGACAAGGAAAAACATATATTAGCAACATTATAGGACAGCTAACCTGTTTAGTACCAGGAGCTCACGTACTATTAATGTCCCCAAACTATTCATTATCTCAAATCTCATTTGACTTACAGAGAAATCTCATCAAGCATTTTGACTTAGAGGTAACACGAGACAACGCAAAAGATAAAGTTATTGAACTATCAAATGGTTCTACAATACGAATGGGTTCTATCAATCAGGTAGACTCAGTAGTTGGTAGAAGTTATGATCTCATTATATTCGACGAAGCAGCACTTACAGATGGACGAGATGCCTTCAATGTTGCACTCAGACCCACACTAGACAAAGAAAACTCAAAAGCAATTTTTATATCTACTCCAAGGGGTAGAAATAATTATTTTGCAGAATTTTATTACAGAGGCTACTCAGAAGAGTTTCCAGAGTGGTGTAGTATAAAGGCAACATATCATGAGAATCCAAGAGTAGCAGACGCAGATATTGAAGAAGCCAAAAAAACAATGTCCCAAGCAGAATTTAATCAAGAATACATGGCAGACTTTAATGTATTTGAAGGACAAGTATGGGCATTTAATCACGAAGAATGCACAGCAGATTTAAAAGAATTAGATACTAGTCAAATGGATGTCTTTGGAGGACTTGACGTAGGATATAAAGATCCTACTGCATTTTGTGTTATCGCATACGACTGGGATAAACAGAAATACTATTTAGTAGACGAATATATGAATGCTGAACGTACTACAGAACAGCATGCCATAGAGATACGAAAATTAATTGATAAATGGGACATTGATTGGATTTACATTGATTCTGCAGCACAGCAAACAAGATACGACTTTGCACAAAATTATGATATTAGTACTATCAATGCAAAGAAATCAGTACTAGATGGAATCGGACATGTCGCAGGAATTGTAGACAATGATGATCTTATTGTAGACCAAACTTGCAAACAAGCGCAGATGTCATTAGATCAATACCAGTGGGATCCGAATCCTAATTTATTAAAAGAAAAACCAAAACACAATATGTCATCCCACATGGCTGATGCTTTACGATATGCACTGTATACATTTGAAACTACAGCCACTACGTTTTAATAAGACCTGTAAAAAACAGTTCTTGACATATGATGTGACTTTTTGGTATAATTCTAATTAAGAGTTGAAATATGAAATTAAAAAGAGATTTAGTTAAATATGTACGAGACAAGGCTAAATCCAAATACAAGAAACAAAGTAGTTGTTATATTTGCGAAAGCAATATAGACTTAGATTTTCATCATTACTACGGACTGACCGAATTACTAGAAACTTGGTTGAAAAAACAAAATTATACTATAGAGAATGAGCAAGACATACTAGCACTTCGAAAGTCCTTTATTGATGATAACTGGGAGAAAGTGTATGATTACACAGTAACCCTCTGCCATAAGCATCATTTACGATTACATTCAATATACGGAAAAAGACCCAGATTGATCACAGCAGAGAAACAAAAACGTTGGGTCGAGAAGCAGAGACAAAAATATGGCATGGTACGATAGATTTTTAGGAAGAAGCGACGAAGAGAAGCTGAATCCTTCGCAATACGTTATTTCGAGAAACGAAGGGTTAACCGTAGACTCGCGTGAAATAGTTACAAATTATCGTAATGCATATGAACAACTAGAAATCGTTAACAGAGCAGTTAATATGATTGTTGATGATGTTTCTGAAATCCCTTTCGCAGTTGGGGACAAACTAATTGGTACGAATAGCATACTAAAAAATATTCGTAAATCAAAAGTTAACTTACTTTTAAATATAGAACCAAATCCTTTTCAGGATATTAGTACTTTTAAAAGAAACTTAATTATTGACTTAATGATTGATGGTAACATATTTATATACTTTGATGGTACTCATATGTACCACTTACCAGCAAACAAAGTTACAATTTATACTGATGATGTTAATTATATTCAAAAATATACATATGATAACAGCATCGACTATTCAGTAAATGAGATTATACATGTTAAAGAAAACAGCTTTAACTCCATTTATAGAGGAACTCCAAGACTAAAACCAGCATACAGAACTATGCAGCTACTTAGCAACATGAGAAGTTTTCAAGATAACTTCTTCAAGAACGGAGCAGTTCCAGGATTAGTACTTAAATCTCCAAATACTCTTTCTGAAAAAATTAAAGAAAGAATGTTACAAGCATGGAGCATGAGATACAATCCAACAACAGGAGGCAGACGCCCTCTTATATTAGACGGCGGATTAGAAGTATCTAGCCTAACTAACATTAATTTTAAAGAATTAGACTTCCAAGCTTCTATTACAGCAAATGAGAAAATAATACTAGAAGCCATGGGAATACCGCCCATCTTAATGGACGGTGGTAATAACGCAAACATAAGACCCAATCACAGACTGTACTATCTTGAAACTGTCTTACCAATCGTAAGAAAGTTAGGATATGCATTAGAACGATACTTTGGATTCTCACTATCTGAAGATGTAACAGGAATACCTGCATTACAACCAGAACTGAGAGACCAAGCAGCTTATTATGCAACACTTGTTAATACTGGAATTATAAGTCCAAATGAAGCAAGAGAAGCAATAGGCAAAGAACCTGTAGACGGATTTGACGATCCTAGAGTACCGCAAAATATTGCAGGCTCTGCCGTTAATCCTGAAGAGGGAGGTCGACCACCAGAGTCGTCACCAATAGAGGAAGAATAAAATTATGACAAAAAACATGATGGCAAAAGCATTATCCGACTGGTTCGTAGAACAAGGCGTCGAATCAATGGATTTACCAACCTATAAAAGCCATGGTACAGACGTTCCCGTAAAAGACTATATGCTTAGACGAGCATTTGGATCTTGGAAACGAGTAATATCAGCCATGAAGAAAAGACATCCAGTAGTTGTTGCTGTTGAAGCTCCAGCTCCTGCTCCCGCACCAAAGGCTCCTAAAGCCAAGAAAGCGGAGAAGAAAGATGTCAAGTAAAATTTATCATTGGACTAGCACTTTTAAATCACTAGGCGAAAACGAAGATGGTGGTGTAGATATTAAAGGATCTGCTAGTACTAATGCTCTTGATAGAGCAGGCGACATAATCGAAGCCGATGCTTGGACAAAAGGTGGATTGGAAAACTATAAAGGTAATCCAATTATTTTGTTTAATCATAACTATGACAAACCGATTGGTCGTGCAAAAGATTTAAAAGTTACAGACAACGGCTTAGAAATATCTGCAAAGATTTCTAAAGCTGCTGGTGATGTAACGCAATTAATTAAAGACGGTGTCCTTGGAGCTTTTTCTGTTGGTTTCAAAGTCAAGGACGCTGATTATATGACTGAAACTGACGGATATAAAATAAAGGACGCAGAGCTTTTTGAAGTTTCTGTAGTATCAATACCTTGCAACCAAGGGGCAACTTTTGGGTTAAGCAAATCATTTGATTCTATGGAAGAGTACAATAAGTACAAGCATACTTTTTATACGGCTAACTTAAACGATTCAGCAGATGCTGTTGAAATTGAGCAGCCAAGTACGGCGAAAGCCACAACGGAGACAAATATGTCAAAAGAAAAACAATCTCCTGAGAGCAACCCAGAGTTTAATCTTGAGTCATTTGCTGCAGAAGCTGCTGAAAAAGCAGTTGCTCAGTATGCAATGAAACAAGCCGAACTTAAAGCTGCTGAACAGAAGGCTGCAGAAGAATTAGCTGAAAAAGCTACTCAAGAAGCTGAAGTTCAAAAAGCCTCCGAGGAAGCAAAACAGGAAGAGCAAAAAACTGTAATCCAAGCTGGATTAACAGGTGCTGAAAAATTAATGTCTGACGTTGAGAAACGTGTGAACGATAACTACACTAACTTAGAAGGTGTTGTTAAGTCACTAGAAGCTCAACTAGCAGAGAAGTCTGAAGAAATCATGAATATTCGTGAGTCAAAAAGACATTTCTCTGACAGACAAGGAAACAACGGCGATTGGAAGAAATCCTTCGAGTCAGACATTGCAGATGCTAAATTTGCTGGTCTAGCGACTGGAAAAGGATGGGACACTCCAATGGCAAAATCTTTGATGGAAAAAGTAAATCAACATTCAGGTGTTGAAGTTTCATCAGCTGATTTCGAACAAGTTGTTTCAACAAACATCGAAAGAGATATCGAAAACGAATTAGTTCTAGCTCCTCTATTTAGAGAAATTGCTATGACTTCTGCGAATATGATTATCCCAATCTTACCAGATGCAGGTTATGCAGAATTTACTTCTAACCAAGCCGCAACTGGATCATCTCCTTATGGTAACTTAGAAACCAGAGGCGACACATACGGAGCACCTTTCACTGGTGTTACTATGACTGAAAGGACTCTTTCAACTAAGAAACTTATTTCTCAGTCTTACTTAGGTAATGAAACTGAAGAAGATGCTATCATGCCAATTCTACCTTTAATTAGAGAGTCTATGGTAAGATCACACGCTAGAGGTATTGAAAACGCTATCCTAGCTGGTGATGATGCTGATGGTGTATACGGAACAAGTGGAGCAGCTTTTGAAGGGCTTCTACACTTAGCAAGAAATGACAGTGATTATACACAGTCAAGTACTGCTTTCGCTTCTGACACTGTTACCGCTGCAGAACTTCTTTCAATGAGAAAAAATATGGGTAAATATGGTGTTAACCCATCTGACGTAGTTTATATCGTTTCACAACGAACATATTTCGAACTACTAGAAGATGCTGAATTCCAAGATGCTAATTTAGTAGGCGACATGGCTACTAAACTAAGTGGTGAAATCGGACAAGTATTCGGATCAAGAGTACTATTATGTGATGAGTTCGCTACTCCAGCAGTATCTAAATTCGCAGCTATCGCTGTTAACCCTAGAAACTTTGTATTACCAAGATTACGTGGTGTAACCGTGGAATCTGATTACGAAGTTGCTGCTCAACGCAGAGTGCTTGTTGCTTCACAAAGAATTGGCTTCACCGATCTTATCGATGGTGCTACTTCTAAATGGGGACACATGTACAAAGCTTCTTAATTTAAGCTTAGACAGGATTCGTGGGGCGGCCTTAATCGCCCCACACTTTTAATTATGGCAAATTTAGTAACATTACAACAGTATAAGGACTTCGCAGGAATCACTGGCGAAAGTGAAAATGCGAAAATCAATGTTATAGTGCCAGCCATAAGTCAAGCAGTAAAAACTTACTGTGGCACGTCATTTGTTGATTATTATTCAACAGATAAAACAGAGTATTTTGATATTCAAGATGATTATACAAATGCTATTTTAGTGGATGAAAGCCCACTTGTCAGCGTCTCTCTGGTAGCAGAAAGAACAGGACAAGATGACTCATATACAACTCTAATAACTGGTAACTCAGATTCTAGTGGTAAGTACGAATACGTAGTAGACACTGAACTAGATACTATTTATAGAACAACTGCAACAGCAGATAAAGCTTTTCCAAAAGGAAGAGCTGCAGTTAAAGTTACATATAGGTCAGGTTATGCTTCGACACCCGAAGATTTAAAACTGGCATGTTTTGATTTAGTAAAATATTATTTGAAAGACGAAAGAAAAGATAGACTCGCAATTGCTGGAGCTTCGATACAGAACTCTGTATCTACAAGTCTGAGAGAAAATATAGGATTCCCAGACCATATTAAGAGGATACTAGATTTCTATAAAGTTCATAAGTAATGGCTTTAGCTAATTTAGAAAAAGATTTAGATAGTATAATAACAGCTATCCGTAGACCAGAGGGGGGAGATTCAGCAGAAGACCCTTTAAGAGATTTACTTAATAAAGTACCCGCAATATTTGAACTAGAAAAAGGTGCAATGGTTAAAGAGTTAAAACTTGTTCAAAGAAGAGCTCCCGAAACAGGAAAATACGGAGGAGCACTCTATGGTGAGTTTACTCAAAAAGGAGATACACAAAAATTAGAAAAATTTGCAGCTGCTTGGATAGCAGAGTTTAAAAAACAAATATCTAAGGCATCTACTAAACTCCAAGTAATTTTTGATATAGATACACCAACACATTTAAAAGTTGCAGCGGTATTTAAACCAAAAACAACAGAAGCAAATATTTATAACTTTTTTAGAGAGCGCCAAAAACAAACTCGACAAGCTTTAACAGCAACAGGAAAATACGAGAATGTTTTAACGAGAGCATCAAAAAGTAATAAAGGAGAAGAGATTTTCAATGTTGGTCACCATGTATCTGTGGCAGAAGCAAGATTAAGCGTTTTTACTTCAATGGCAGTAAGAGCTGCACAAGATTCAGGCGCTTTTGATCATTTAGAAGATAAAGGCAGAAAATTAATTGTCAGCACTGTAAAGAAGTCATTAAAAAAATTACACCTTGAAGTAGAAATCACAGATGATGTAGACATTTTTATGGATAAAGATGGTGCTATTCAAGGTACTATGCAAGTTAAGTATGATGCTGAAAGTTGGTTTAAAAACCAAGTATTAAGACAGGAAGAAGCAGAATTTGGAGCAGCTTTAACAAATCCAAATGAAAAAAACTCTGTAATAAATCTTCTTAATAAAGCTTTTCAAAAACAAGCAGAAAAAAGATTAGTAGGAGAAAGTGGGAAAGCATACGCAAAAAGAAAAGGATCACTTACTTTAGAGCAAAACGCTTTAGCAGTAATAATTAATAATCCTTTTATGCGTAAAATGTACGCAAAAAAGCTAGCAAAAAATTTAAGTAATATTAAATTTCAACCAAAAGGAAAAAACAACAAAAGGAAAGCACCTTTAAAAATTAAGGGAAAAAGACTTTCTTATATAGTAAAAGGGGGAAATAAAATAACTCCTCCTGTACCAAAGAAAACAAAAAATATAGAGAGTAATCAAAATGCACTTACTCAAAAAGCTTTTCAAGTAAGAGCATTTGTAAATTCTAGACTTGCTAAAACTTTAAAAGGAAACATGGGACGCCCAAGTTTAGAAAATAGAACAGGTAGATTTGCACAATCAGCACAAGTTGTGAATGCAAACGCTCTAGGAAACCATATTCATATGGATTATACTTATAATCCATTGTATCGAGTATTTGAAGACGGAGCAGACTACCCTTCAGGTTACGATCCTAGACCTTTAATTGAAAAAAGCATAAGAGAACTAGCAGCAGCACAGATAGAAACAAAATTTACTCTTAGGAGAATATAATGGTAAGTAGAACAAAACGAAAAAAAGTTATAGACGCCATTGTGGACAAATTAAAAGGGATAGACGGAAATCACCCATACAATTCAAACGTTTTTGACAATGTAGCAGGACGTTTAAAATTTTTAGATGAAATAGAACAATATCCAAGTCTCTGCGTAGTAGCAGGAGACGAATTTAGGGAATATTTACCCGATCAATTCAAATGGAGATTGTTAGATATAACAATAAGAGCATATGTTAATGATAATAACGATGTTCAAGAAACTCTAGCATTATTACTCGAAGATATCGAGAGAGTCATAGATGATAATGATAGTTTAGTGTACGATGACACGGTCAGTCCAAGTCTAAGTACTACTTCTTTAACAATAGGAAGTATAAGTACTGATGAGGGAGTAATTGCTCCTTTAGGAATTGGAGAAATGACACTCAGAGTACGTTATTAGGAAACAGGTAAGGCACATAAAAATGTCGCCGCACCCCTTTCCATTATAAAACGGAGAAAGCAAAATGGCTTTAAATTTATCGAGAAATACCAAGGTATTTGTCAGCTCTGTGAATGGAGTGCACACCGCAGGTGGTTGCGCAGTTGCTTTAGATGGTTTTACAGGCGGAAGCGGACACGCTGTTGGTGATATACTTACATTAGGTACTGAATCAATAAGTGGTGATCAGCTAAAAGTTATTGTAAAAGCAGTTAATTCTGGAGCAGTTACTGAAGTATACTTACCAAATAACTTCCGTGGACACGGATTTGCTGATAACGAAACAGCAACTCAATCCGCAACAACAGGAAGTGGAACTGGTTTTGTAGCAACTATTGCAGGTGTTACAGGCACAACAACAACAGACAACTCAAGAGCAGGTTTAGGACTGTTTAAAGGTAATGGCGCAGACGCTAATACTTTTAGAATCGGTGTACTAGACGGATATAGTTTTTCACAAGGAAGTGAATCTACTGATGTTCAGATCAACGAAGCAGGTGCTACACCAAATCGTGGATCAAAACGATTCAATGATTCTCTACCACCAGCAGAATGGTCTTTCGGAACTTATGTAAGACCTTTCAAACATGGTTCTAACAGTTGGAGAACAAGCGGAGACCATGATATGGTTGAGAATATCTTATGGGCCTCTATGGCAGGTAAAGATATTGCAGAAGGAGCTTTAACAGGTACTTCAGCATCAGCTCTTACAATTGATGGAACAGATGCAGACATATCTTTTGTAAGATCAGAACATCATGAATTATTGAAACTTTCAATATTCTTTGTTCTTGAAAACACTACTTACAGGTTGAATGAAGCTCAAGTAAACCAGTGTGAAATTGACTTTTCTATTGACGGAATTGCTCAATTAACATGGTCTGGTAATGCTACAACTATTGACCAAGTATCAACAGTACTAGAAGATCCCTCTAAGTATGCTACTTTCAATACAAGTGGAGTATTAGATGCAGCAGGTGGAAATACTTCTACTTATGTAGAAGGATATAGCTATGCTGACTGTGTATCACCAGATGATGCTGATTATTTAAGAAATAAATTGTCAACATTGACTCTATCTTGTGCAGCACAAGGTGGTGGAGCAGCTTCTAATGGATTAGATGCAACAACATATGATATCAATATTACTGGTGGTTCAATTACTATCGCTAATAATGTTACTTATGTAACTCCAGAAACTTTAGGTCTTGTGGATAAACCGATCGGTTCTTTCACAGGTGCTAGACAGATTACTGGTTCTTTAACTTGTTATTTGGATACAAAAACAGACGGTTCAAACCAATTACTTACTGACTTAGCAGGAGCTACTGATCTTGTAAGTAATTCATTTGATATGAGTTTATTTATGGGTGGAGCTTCAAGTGCTACACCAGTAGTAGAGTTTGATATACCGAAAGCGCATTTAACAGTGCCAACAATCGAAACTGCGGATTTGATTTCTACAACAGTAGAGTTCTCAGCTCATGGAACTGACCTATTAACAGGTGATGAAATGACTGTGAAATATAAGGGTTCAACAACTCACTCAGATACACAATACGCAACTGACCATAGTTTAGGCGTATAACAATGACAGCGTACAACTTTCTTAGAGAAAGTAATGTACACCTCGTTCATGGAGGGAGTCGTTACTTATTAAAAACGACTCCTGACGTGACGTTCTCGCAGACATTTGCGGAAGATGCATACGAAGTAAAGACTTTGCACGATCAAACAAAAATGTTTCAGGGAACAAGCATAACAAAAGCTAATCCTGCGGACTTTAGTTTTACAGTTCATCTAACTACAGAAAAAGATGAAACAATAGTAAAAAGTCTATTAACAGATTATGATGCAACAGAAGGACAAACAAGAATAAAAACTTTTGACCTTTATATCGTAACTGGAGAGAGTACTTTTAAATTAAATGAATGTGTTTTTACAAACGGCAACTTTAATTTAGCAAAAGGTTCAGCACTAACTTTATCTGTCTCTGGACAGGCACAAAAGTTAGAAAGAGTAGGAAATGCTTCTTATTCACTCCCAGGTTCACTGGCGAGTGCTAGTTCGACAAGAACTCCCACCTTATCGCTTATTGATGTGGAAGTAAGTGGAAGTGATGTATCAAACATTATTTCTGCTACATTAAGTGTTCAAAATGAAATAGATTGGACAGCTTATGAAACATTACATAGCAGTCTTTCAGTTACAAATGCTTCAAATGCAATGTATCCTTCTGGGTTTACTCTTGGAAGAAGAGTTGTTTCTGGTAATATTACACAGTATGTTACAAGTAATAATTCAAGTACAGTGCAAAGTTTTAATACGGACACTACAGTTCGTGTTAAAACAGTCGTAAACGGCAGCACCTTTTTAGATGCAAACTTAGCAAACTGTATGTTTACTAAGAGAACTGCCGCAAGCGAAGCGTTTACGCAGACTTTTGACTATCGTTTGATAGGCAATCCTGCAAATTTATCAACCGTTATAACATATTAGGAGAATATAACACAATGGAATTAAAATCACTATTAGTAGATAGTAAAACTACTTGGGCGGAATTCCCAGGATTACTTGGATTTGAAGTAGAACTTGCAAATCTATCAAGAAAAGAATTAACAAGCCTTCGCAAGAAGTGTACAATTAATAAATTTAATCGTAAGACTCGTCAATTTGAAGATGAATTAAATGATGAAAAATTTGTTGTAGAATTTACAAAAGCAACAGTTAAAAATTGGAAAGGATTAAAATTAGAATATTTACAAGATTTATTACTTGTTGATCTAAAAGACCAGAATCCAGAAGACGAAATGGAATTTTCAGAAACTAATGCTCAAGTGTTAGTAGAAAACTCAAGTGAGTTTGATAACTGGCTCAACGAGGTAGTCTTTGATTTAGAAAACTTTCGCAGCAAAGAACAAGGAAAAGCTCCAAAAGAGACTTGAAGTATTTCTAGACAATAAAGATATTGGTATGACAAAAGACCAGTATCTTGAAATGATGGATCAAATGGAGGAAGAACCCGATTGGGAAAAATGTCCTCCAGACTGGGAAGATTTTCCAGAACTAACCGTCAAGACTATGAATATATTTTATAGTATGGGGGATCGAATATATCCAGACATAGGGTATATAGGTAAAGATTATACAACCTTTGACTATCTAATGGAACATTATGGAGTCGAAGAACACCAAAAAGAATATGTATTTGAAACATTACTGTTTTTAGACAGTAGAGCAATCGAAGCATCTCAGAAAAAGTTAAAAGCTGAGTATGACCGAATGAAAAGAAAAAGTTAATGGCGAATAAAGTAGTATTTGAAGTAGTAGCAACATCGAAGGGTTTCGAGGTTGTTCAACGCAATCAGAAAAAACTTCAAAAAGGTATTGATGAAACTGCTGGTTCTCATAAAAAATTAAATAAAGCTCAAGATAATACGAATAAAAAAGAAAAAGCTTTATATCAAAGTAATCTTTCTTCCGCAAAAGGTTTCTCAAAAATGAAAGAAACTATGGGAGGGGGCTCTTCTGGTCTTGTTGGTGCTTATGCTACATTAGCAGCGAACGTCTTTGCGGCAACCGCTGCTTTTAACGCTCTACGAACTGCAGCACAGGTAGATACTCTTATAGAAGGTTTTACATTTTTAGGTAATCAAGCAGGTAAAACATCTTTACAAATTGCTGAAGGAATTCGCCAAGTAACAGACAATGCCATTTCACTAGAAACAGCACTTCGTTCTGCATCAATTGCCGTTACCTCAGGATTTAGAACAGACCAAATTGCACAACTAACAGAAGTAGCAAGAAATGCTTCAATTGCACTTGGAAGAAATATGACCGATTCTATCGATAGATTATTCCGAGGTGTTGCAAAACTCGAACCAGAGATTTTGGATGAATTAGGTATCCTTGTAAGATTAGATACTGCAGTAACAGAATATGCAGCCTCTCTTAATAAAAGTGCAACTCAATTAACAGATGCAGAAAGACGACAGGCTTTCTTAAATGCTACGATTGAACAAGGCGCTAAAAAATATGGAGCATTGTCAGATGCTGTAAAACCCAACCAATTCGATCAGCTTTCTGCTGCTTTCGAAGAACTCACTCGAAAAGGACTTAAACTTATAAATACAGTTTTTGCTCCATTCTTAAGTATTATTGCAGGTTCTAGTTCCGCCATGATAGGTGGTCTAGTACTGTTTGGTAGTACAATTCTTACAACAATGATTCCTGCTCTTGGTAATATGGCAGAAAAACAAACACAAGTTGCAAATAGTGCAAAATTTATGGCAGCTGAAGCTGCAAATGCAGGTAAAGTAGCTGCACAAACTGCAAAAATAGACTTAGTAAGAGGATCAAAAGCAAAAACAAAAAGTGGAGCAGAATTCAGTTCAGTAAATGCTTTGCAGAAAAAATTAAAATCAAACACAGCAGAATCAAAAGATTTTGAGAAAGCTCAAAATCAAGTCAATAACACAATGAAAAGGCAACAAGCAATTGCTAAAAAGAACGGTACTCTGAATTCAGATGCGCATAAAACTAGAATGCAGGAGTTACGAGATCTTAGTAACCAAATTGAAAAAACTCAAAGAAAGCAAGAAGGTAGAAGTAGTACAAGAGGATCCTCCGCATTTTTAGCAGGAAGAGCAGATGCATCGGCAGGATTAGCAGGAGAAGAGGGAAGTTTAGCGTTAATTGGAGGAGCAGGATCACTAGAAGGATTTAAGATAGCGAATCAAGAATTTGATAAGTTCAAAACAAAAATCAAAGGAGGATTTTCAGAATCTAAAAAGTCAGGTCTTTCATTTTTTCAAGGAATTGGATTAAGCGCAAAGAAAAACTTTACTTTAGCAGGTGGAGCAGCAAAATTATTTGGATCTGCACTATTAAATGCAATACCAGTATTTGGACAAATATTATTCTTTGGGGGAATGATAATAGGATTTCTTAAAAGCTTTTTTACATCTGTAAATGACGTATCAAAAGCTTTAGATAATATGAATCAAACTGTAGAAACTGTTAATGAAAAACTTTCTCAATTAGATAAAACAAACGCAGGAATAGAACGAAGTTTATCAAAAGCAGGAGTTGCTTTTGATCAACTCAATGTAAAAACAATAGAACAAGGAAATACACTAAAAGTAACTGCAGGTATAGTAGAAGAATTTGGTTCAAATATGAACCTATTTCTAAGAGAAGTATCTTCAGGAGAGGCCAAAGTAAGTATCTTTAGTCATAGTATGGCTATGCTAGGAGAAGGAGTCAAAAAAGTAGGAAACATATTTGTATTTGTAGGCCAGTCTTTTATGACATATTTTGGACCTGCACTAGATCTGTTGGCAGGACTGGGAACAACAGCAGCAAAAGCACTTGGCTTTGATCAAGAAGCTATGAAAGCCTCTAAAGCAATACGAGAAGTCAATCAATCAATGGCACAGTTGCTAGCAGAAACTGCAGGAACTGAAGTTGGTGATAAACTACAAGAAAGTTTAGAAAGTTTTGATCCTCAAAAAATATTTGATGACTCAATGAAAGCTGGAAAAGGTTTACAAGCTTCTTTAAAAGCTATAACTGAAGAATACTTCAAATTAACTAATAGTATTACAAGTGGAAATGACGCCGCAACTGAATTTGGCAAAGACTTTCAAGAATTTACAAAAATATTTAGTAAAAATAAAAAAGCATTGTTAAAGGAAAATACTTTTGATGAACTTTCAGATGGTTTTCAAAAAATAATAGACAAAGGAACAATACTTGCAAAAACAGATAGTTTTGAAAGTTTAAAAACTTTTGTTGAAAATGAATTACCAGCAGGAGCTTTAAAGGATTTTGGTTTAACCGTTGAAGATCTTGTAGAAGCATTTCAAAAAGGAACAGGAGAAGCAGTCGATTTTGTCAACTCTTTAGAAGAAATAGCAGTAAAATCACGAACAAACGCAAATGAAATCAAAAAACTAAATGCAGAAATAGCAGCAATCGGAGCAACGAACAAACTACAAGATGCCGCTAGAGTTTTTGAAAAGGCGGCAAGAGAATTTAGATTATCAGGTAAGTTTCAAATATCTGCTGCAGATAAAACAGCAGACGTTTTAGAACAATCTGAGTTAGATCGAAAAAGAGCTTTGGATTTATTAAATAGAGAACAAGAATTAAACAAATTACAATTTGAACTTGAACTATTAAAACTGAGAGTATTTGGTGCTTCTGAAAAAGACCAAAAGGCAGCCGAAGCCATTATAAAAAAATTAGAAGGATTAAAAGATGACGCTTCTGTAGCAAAATTTGGACAAAGTATAATAACTGCAGACAGCAACGATATGAAAGCGTTATCAGGTTCAGGTACGTCTGGTGATTTTAGAGAAAGGGTACAAGATGCAGGAACAACACTTGATAGTGATACTGCTTCGTTTCAGGCAAAAATAACTGCAATGAGAGAATCAATGTCTCCTCTCTTCGAAGACCTAAGAAAACTCGGACCAGAAGGAGAACTAGCAGCAAGTTTTGGAGAAGGTGCATTACAAATGGCAAGCTCTTTTGACACAATAAAAACAGCAGGTCTTACTTCAGCAGAAGGATTACTCGCAGTCGGAAGCGCTATAACAAGCATAGGATCTATACTACAAAATCAAGCAAAAGCACAAGTTGCAAGTATAGAAGAACAAATCGAACTTGAAAAGAAAAGAGACGGAAAATCCGCAGAATCTGTAGCAAAAATATCAGCTATGGAAAAGAAAAAAGAAGCTATACAAAGAAAAGCATTTGAAAGAAACAAGAAAATGCAAATAGCAGCAGCAATCGCAAATACAGCATCAGGTGTTGTAGCAGCACTCGGAGATAATGCTAACGGACCAACTACATTAAGAATCGCAATGGCAGCAATGATTGGAGCAATGGGTGCGGCTCAGATTGCAATTATTCAAAGACAACAATTCCAAGGCGGTGGAGGAGAATCTCCAAAAGTACAACAAACAGCTTTGAAGATTGGAGGAAGAGGAAATGCAGTTGATACTTCTCAGAGAGCTACAGCGGGTGAACTTTCTTACTTACGAGGAGATAGAGGAGTTGGAACAAATGCAAATAACTTTACTGGTGCAGCAATGGGAAGAAAAGGTTATGCAAATGGAGCAGACGGAATAGTTGTTGGAGAAAGAGGACCAGAAGTAATAACTCCTACAAGCCCAGTAGACATAACACCAAACTTTGCTTTAGGCGGACAAGCACAAAACATCAACTTTAATATTAGCGCAGTAGACGGAGCAAGCGTACAAAATATGCTCAACGAACAACAAGGAAATATCATAGCAATGATCAGACAAGCAGCAAACGACAATGGAGAAGGTTTTTTAGAAACAGTTGATCCTACAGTTTATGGAGGGGGAGGCTAATGGCTTTTAGTGCATTTACAAATCGATTACCTGACCCAAACTGGGGAATCAGTGAAGCAGGAGAAGGACACGCAACAAGTTACACAGAAGGGCCAGGCTTTGCGTCGGTTAAATTTACTGCTAATCAACCTGTTTCATTTTCAAGAACAAATAGTGGTCGTGTAACTACAAGATCAATAGTCGGTCATCACTGGAGTATAGGTATTACATATAACCCTATGACTCGGGATGAGTTTGAACCAATTTACAACTTTTTACTTGAAAAAAGAGGACGACTTAAACCCTTTTTTGTTGCTTTACCACAACATGTTGCAACTCGAACTACAACAAGTGGAACACTTTCAGTTCAAGGAACTATAACTGCAGGAGATTCAAATTTTTTAGTAGATGGGATGGATAGTCTCACTGGTGGATTACGTCCTGGGGATATGTTCAATTTCTCAGATTCTGGAAATTCCAATCATCATAAAATTTATAAAGTGGTAAGAGTCGCAGACTCAACGAATAAACTATCCTCTGATACTGCATTAAATACTTCTGATGAAAGAAGATTATATGTTGTTCCACCAGTCGAAAAAGATGTAACAGACAACTCAACAATTACATATGCAAGTCCACTTTTTCGTGTAGTACAAAAATCAGATGTACAAGAATACTCACTTGGAACAAATAACTTGTACACTTTTAGTCTTAACTTAGAGGAGGCTCAAGCCTAATGACTAAACGCAGTATAAATACTTCTATTGAAGAAGTTTTAGTAAGTAATTCTGAATTTGAATATGCTCATCTTATAAAATTCGAGCGTCCATTTCCTATTGAAACAGATGAAAATGGTGTAAAACAAATGTCTACATTTCGTACTAATGCGAATAGATATGCTTACTTTACTGATGCAAGTCGTGATATAAGTTTTAATGATCAGAGCACAGATCATGAAGATCAATCAAATGGATCCCAAATATACAGAGCAAACAGAGTAAAATCTATTGGTTCGTATTCAGAAACAACCTCACCTAGAGCAACAAACATGGCTCTTACACTTTCAGGAGATCATCTTGGAACTTCACTATCTATAACAGGAGACTTCGGCAGTGCTGCATTCACAGTAGCAACTACTTTTCATGATGATGCAGACGCTACAGACTTAGTGGACTTTGGTTTTCGTGAAGGTGACAAAGTAAAAATAACAAAAAATAGTGGTACATTTTCTACTGGAGCAAGTTCTGTAACATATATCATTACTGGATTTGCGAGTGATAATCGTAAAATGACTTTTGCTACTACAGGAGCAGATGCAGATGATGATACAACTTATCCAACAGACTCTGGAGTTTCAGTAACAATTTCTTTAGAATCTGATGAAATCAAAGCTGTTCTAAATGAAAAAGAAACCAACTCTTTAGCCAACCCCTCTTTTCTCAATCGAGAAGTATTCGTTCACAAAGTATTCATAGATCCTGAAACAGGAGATATAATAGGAAACTCTAGTATTCTTATATTCAAAGGAATTATTGCAGGATGCTCTATAGACGAAGGACCTACTGCAAGTAATGTAAAATGGAATCTTACAAGTCACTGGGGAGACTGGTCTCAAGTCGGAGGGCGACTAACTACAGATGATACTCATAGAGCTTTAGACTTAAAGGGAAAATCAGATCCTGACTTAACAATTAAACCTGAATATGCAGATGATTTAGGATTTATGCACTCAGAAACAACACTTAGTGCAATAGCAAACTATAAAACTTATGAAACAGAAATTGTTTATAAGATGAAAAAACGAGGAGGTTTTGCTGGTCTACTTGGTGGTAAGAAAATGACTTCAACAGAAGTTCAAAAAGAGATAGATAATGAAGTTGATTTAAATATAGGTCTACAAGGAAAATACTTACCTGTTGTATATGGAGTACAAAGACTTCCTGGTATACCAGTATTTGCTGATACAGATGCAAATGATTCAAAAATAGTATATGTTGCAGATGCAATGTGCGAGGGAGAAATTCACAGTTTATATAATTTATATATTGATGGAGTTCCTTTAATATGTACAGACGCAAATGATGCAGATGTACGTGGAGCAACAAGCACTAGTACTAATGCAGATGGAACTTTAAAAAGAGATGAAGCCGCTTTACAATGTTATGGAAGAGCAGACAAAGGAGACACTTTAGGAGGAGCAGCAGATACTGGAATAGCGAGTGCTTTAACAAATTATGTAGGAACTTCTCCTTTAAGTCAAATGTACTTAGAAGCTGTAGAAGATTCTTCTGACCCAGACGAAATAAGAAACATATATAGAAACTTACAAAGACAAGCTTCTTACTGGTTTGCAAACGTATCACAGAGCGCTGTTCCTAGCATAACTGCTCAAAGTGCAGATGCAGGAGGGCTACAACATCAAGAACACGGAAGTATCTCTCATCCACATAATATGTCCTTTACTTTTAATAAAGGATCAAACTCTCAGTTAGCATCAAATATGCTTGTAACTCAAGCGCAAGGAACAGGATTCAAAAGACAAAATGATTATTATGAATCAGATGTTCCTTATTGGAGTCCAGACCACAGATTATTAGATACTGCATATATGGTAAATGCGTTTGTAATCTCAGCAGATTCAACAGAAATACCTGAACTAGAATATGTCGTTAGAGGTAGAGTTCTTGAGTGTTATAATTTTGATAACTCTTATGTACCAGATACAGTTATAGGTGCAAGTGATGCACATACAAACTTTAAAGAAGGAGATACAGTCACTGTTGAAAGAAGTACAGATGGAAGTTCTTGGGCTACAACAAATGTAGAAGGAGATTCTGATGATACAAGTTTCCGAATATTACATAAATATTTACTTACAAATAATGATGGAACGTCACACTATAGATTCTTATTAGATCAAACTCCAGACTTAGATGCAGTTAATGGGCTACCAACAAAAACATATTTAAGATTAAAGAAAACAGGTGCCGCTCAATACTGGCATATGAGAACTTTTAATCATAGAAATATTACAAATCAAAACTTTACTTTATATGCAAAATCTCCTACAGCAGTTGGTGTAAATGGAAGTAATGAAATACAGTTTACTTTTTCAACTACTGATGCAAACCTATTAAAAGCAGGATATACAAATGAGATTGCAAGTCAACCAGGAAAAGCTTTATACAGCTTTTTAGTAAATGATTGTTCAACTTTATCACATTTACAAGATAATCATGCTGTTGGTACATGGAGTGGAGATGTTCTTACACTTAAAAATGTAAAGTATAATTCAGCAAATCATGGAAATGTTGCAATCGGAAGTATTGCAAATGTACTCAATATAGATGTATATAAAAGTAGAAACTTCTATATGGGTGGATCAGGTGCGCCTTTTGATGGTTTTAATAATAACGCTGACTTTACTGGAGCAACAATTACATTAAATCATAGCGGAGAAAGCAGAAAAATTACTAGCTATGTAGCAAGTGAAAAACGAATTGAAATAGAATCTCCTTTTAGGACTTTAAGAGAAGCAGAATATGATGCAGGAATTATAAAGTTTGATATTTCAGGTACTCAAGGAGATAGACGTGCAGTAACAAATACAGCTTTACAACTACTTGATTACATGAAAGATCCTCGTTATGGAAAAGATTTAAATGAAAACGAGGACATTGATTTAGCTTCTTTTATTTCTTCAGCAAAACTTTGTGAAGTCAGAGGCACCCTTACACTCGGCACTAGAACGACAGGAATAACTGTTGGTGATTATTATAAATTAGCAGATGGAAGTGGCAATCATTTGGGGTCAGCTAGAGTTTCTGCTACTTCTACAAATAAAGTAACTTTTGATCAGCTATCTGGTAAATTTGTAAGACTATATGGAAAGCATATAGCATATGCAGATGATGAATATATAACTACAGAAGAAAACTTATACCAAAAATCAGGAGCAGGATACTTAACATCTAAACCTACTCATGAAAGTGGAACAGTAGGTGGAGTTACTTATATAAGTGCAGGAACTTTTGATCTTACGAAAGAATCGGGCAGTGGTCCAAGTGCTATTACTATTGATATGATCGGAAATAAAGGAATTGTACCAGATTACTCAATATATGATTCAGACTTCGTAAAATATTGGAGATACATGGGGTGGGAACACCACAAACAATGTTTTGTAACTCGACATCAAACAAACTTTATTATAGATACTTCAAAATCAATTTTTGAAAATATGAATGTATTCTTATCACATATGAATGGAATATTATCATATGAA